GTCAACCCTTCACATTTACTTACATCTGGGGTTCCCCACCCCTTCGTTACAATGCATTCCAGCGCGTTGGTTGTCGAGAATTTGGGAGCACTGCAGGTTGCAGCATTGATCATTGCCATGTTGGCTATGGTCTTGCTGCTGTCCGCAGTGGTTGGTTGTGCCGTCCGGCTAGCTGTTTTCGTGGGACAGCTGTCGGTTGTGTGCCTAGCTTTCATTAGCCGGGCACCGGCTTTTGCCGTTGGTCTTTATGGGTCAGCGGTGAGATGTGTGTTTGGGGCCCCCAGCTGGATTACGGGGGTTTCAATTGTCATTCCAGTTGGGTTGTTGGCTCCTCCGTTGGCAACCCTTCTGGTGTGTGTAATTGTGTATTTTTGGTGTCGAGAACGATCAGTCGAAGGACGACAATACCTGCAGGAGCTGGATTCATTTGATGAGGATAATGACAGCTCTTCTGCGCTCACCACTGCGGTTGAGCGGCGCGTTGCATACGCGTTCAAGGCGAAATTTGGTGAGCTGCGTTACAACAAGGCAAACCAGATCATCGCTAATGACTGGGTACTGGAGGAATTCAAGACAATGTCGATGCGGAATGTAGACATCATTCGGCATTTGTCCATGACTGTTCAGCTTTGTCTTATGCCGACAAAGCATGCTGTAGTCGCCGCTCGTGTAGCCTCAATGGCTGCTGTTAAAGAGCGGCGTTCCGCAGTTGACGCACCCCGCTAGGGGTGCCCTGCTACGCTACCCGGAGTAACTACGTCAGTCGACAGGCGTGGTGACAAAAACTTGTTGATCCGGGAAAGTCGTAGTAGGGTCAAGCGGGCACGTGATGCCCGGTCAGTACGATACATGGCAGGCTTTGGAGTTGGAGCTCGCTTTGGTGTCCACACTGATACTATGAGGAATTTGGCACGTGGCGTCGTGGAACGCGTATTTTACGTGAACCGCGATGGGGGGCTTGCTGCGCCCCCAAAGCCTTTGTCAAATGTGTTTGGTCGTTTGACCAACCTTAGGAACCGCTTATTGAAAACCCTGCGTCGGACCCCCATTGTTGACAGGGCGGATTATTCCGCTTTGTACACTGGGCGCAAACGGGGAATTTACGAGCGTGCCTTTGCAAGCCTGCAGATGAGGGCTATTAATGTAAAGGATTCCTGGGTTAGCACTTTCGTCAAGGCTGAGAAGGTGAACTTTTCTGCGAAAGGTGACCCTGCACCACGAGTCATACAACCAAGATCACCCAGGTTCAACTTGGAGGTTGGAAGATACCTTAAGCTGTTCGAGGGTGAGCTCTGTCGGGGATTTAAGCGCCTATTTGGCTACTCCGTCATTGTCAAAGGGATGAATGCTTCAGAGGTCGGAGAGACCATGAACAGCCATTGGAATAGATACTCACAACCTGTGGCCGTAGGGCTGGATGCCTCGCGCTTCGATCAACATGTGTCTTATGATGCATTGCAATTCGAGCATAGCGTGTACAATTCCGTCTTCCGGTCTAAGGAACTGGCTAAACTACTCCAATGGCAACTCCATAACACTGGAATTGGCCGTACTGAAGGGTACAGCATGAAGTACAGTGTTAAGGGCTGCCGCATGAGTGGCGACATCAACACAGGCATGGGCAACTGCCTGCTTATGAGTATGATTACCATCGCGTACTGTGAGTCAGCCGGAATTGATTTCCGGCTGGCCAACAATGGCGACGATTGTGTTCTCATCCTCGACCGCAGGCAGATGCACATGCTTCAAGGGCTCGACTCCTGGTTTACCGACTTTGGATTCACCCTAACACGAGAAGCTCCAGTCTATAGACTTGAGCAGGTCGTATTCTGCCAGATGCAGCCGGTTTTAACCGGCACTGGATGGAGAATGACCCGTGATCCTCGCACTGCCATGAGCAAGGATTGCGTCTCGTTGTTGGGGTGGAGCAATGAGGAGGAAATTAGGGAGTGGGCTGGCGCCGTTGGCGCTTGTGGTATGTCGCTCTCGCGCGGTGTCCCCTTATGGGAGGCATGGTACCGCAGACTTCAAGACATGGGCAAGGATGCCTCACGGGGCGCTGAGGAGCGCATATGGAATACAGGGCTTGGGTACATGGCTCGCGGCGTTGTCGGCTGCCCGGTCACTGCCGAATCGCGTGTAAGTTTTTACTACGCATTCGGCATTACA